GCGTTCGACGCCCAGGCGGATGGCCGTGTTTGTTCTCGCGAAAAGACCGATCTGCTCAAAGAGGCTGAGGAAGTGATCGTCAGCCTTGAAGTATTCAAACAGTCGGTCAAGGCCGCCTGAATCCCAGACACAAAAAAGCCGACGGTCGAGGTCGGCTTTTTCTACAGCGGTAAAGCAAGTGGAGAAGATTATGCACGCACAGACACAACGGGACAATACCGGACAGGTCGCGACACGTTTTAATAATTCCGAAAACGTGTCGCGGATTAAACCGGTAACGCCTTTCGACTTCCACGGATTTCCGGTTCGCGTCATTGATGACGGCAGCGGCGAGCCTTGGTTCATTGCAAAGGACATCGCTGAAGCGCTCGGTTACGCCAATACCTCCAAGGCGATCAACGCTCACTGCAAGGCCATCAATACCTGCCATACCGAAATGGGAGGTCAGGTCCGTGCGGTGCAGATCATCCCTGAGCGCGACATGTACCGACTGGTGATGAAGTCGAAGCTGCCAGCTGCCGAGCAGTTCGAAGAGTGGGTGGTGGGGCAGGTTCTCCCGACTATCCGCAAGACCGGTGCCTATATGGCCCAGCCAACGAACAACTCCAAGATCGTTGGCGAGCTGGCCATCCTCGAATGCTTCGACCGTCTACTGAAACCGGCGCCGTCGAGCAAGATGCTGATGCTGGCCAAGATCGCCGCGAACAATGGCCTCGATGCCAAGTTCCTGCCTGGCTACGCCGTTGACGCTGCACCAGACTCTACCGGCGGCAGCTCCATGCCAACCAAGGCTGTCACCGCCCTGATCAAAGATCACGGTATCGCCAGCACCGCCGCCGCTTTCAATCGTGCACTGGCCGCCAAGGGCCTCCTCAAGCAGCTACAGCGCAAGAACTCCAAGCAGGAAATGGTCGACTTCTGGTGCGTGACCGACAAGGGCATGACCTACGGAAAGAACCTCACCAACCCCCAATCACCCCGCGAGACGCAGCCTCACTGGTACGTCGATCGTTTCCTCGAACTGGCCGAACTGATCGGCAAGGGAGCCAAGTAATGGCCGGAGACTGGATAAAAATGCGCATCGAACTTCAGACTCATCCGAAAGTTTTCCGCATGGTGTCCGCATTGAAAGCGGACAGACTTCGGATTATCGGCGGACTGCACATCGCTTGGAGCATCTTCGACACCCATTGTGATGATGGTGTGCTGGTGGGTTACACCACTGATGCGATGGACGCTGTCATCGGCTGGCCAGGCTTCACCCAGGCAATGATTGACGTTGAGTGGGCCGCCCTGAATGACGCTGGAAGCCTTGTAATGCCTCGCTTTGACGAGCACAACGGCAAGAGTGCGAAGCGCCGCGCCAACGACAATGAGCGCAAACGTAACGACCGAAACAGCAAGGATGTCCGCAATGTGTCCGCTAGTGATGCGGACAAAAAGCGGACTAGAGAAGAGAAGAGAAGAGAAGATAAAGATCAAAAGCCTTATGGCGATGATGCGGTCGATCCTGCGGAGCTGTTCGCACGGTTCTGGGCGCTGTATCCCCGCAAGGTCAGCAAGGACGCTGCACGTAAGGCTTGGGACAAGCTTGATCTGTCCGCAGAGCTTTTCGAGACGATGGTCAAGGCCTTGGGGGCGCAGAGCCTTAGCGTCGACTGGACCAAGGACAACGGCCAGTTCATCCCCCACGCCTCGACCTGGCTCAACGGCAAGCGCTGGGAAGACGAAGTGCCGGAGCCGGTACCCACGGGCAGCAATGTTCACCAGTTCCCGCCGCGACGTCAGGCCAATGGCCCGGACTTCGACGACAAGACCTGGGCTGATGACTTGGGGGCTCTCTGATGAAATCCCCCAATCAACTCATGCAAGCCATGGGCAATCTTCCCGCTGTCGAAACCGCTCCACTGAAAATCGACACCGGTACCGCCGACGTCGTGAACTCACTGTTCAAGGAACTCAAGGCGATCTTCCCTGCTTGGAAACAGGCTTGGCCGCTCGACGACGATCTGAAAACGGCGAAGCGCAGCTGGATCAAGGCGTTCATGGCCCAAGGAATCACGCGCATCGAGCAGATCCGCTACGGGATTGAAAACTGCCGGAAGCTGGGCACCGATTTCATCCCGAGCGTGGGCAAATTCGTTGCGATGTGCCAGCCGTCGCCGGAAGACCTCGGCATACCGACCCACGAAGTCGCCTACGCAGAATCCGTCGCAAACGCTCACCCGAGCATGGCCGGAAGTCGCGAGTGGTCACACCAAGCCGTGTACCACGCTGCAAGCCAGTGTGGGTTCAGCGCGCTCAGCACGATGAAGGCCGATGTCAGCCGAAAGCTGTTCGACCGTAACTACGACATCACCATCCAGATGATGCTCAAGGGTGAGCGACTGCGGAATATCCCGCTGGCCTTGCCTGAGCGCGTCGATGGTCGTGTGACGCCTGAGATCGGCAACCAGGCGTTGTCCAATCTGCGCAAAAGCCGGGGAGGGCATGCACATGGATAACGACATTCCCAAATCCGCAAACACACTGGCCTGCACCTTTGCCGGCTTTGCCATCGGCGTGTTCTGCGTCCTGATCACAATGGCGGTGACGGCATGACTGACTTGAATCAGCTTTCGCCAGCGGCTCGTTCTGCTGCAATGCGCGGCGGGACCTCTGGCTGGGGGAGATTTGGAGGCGTTGCTGAACACGTCCGATACATGGATCAGCGGCCAAAGCGTCCGGGCCGAAAGCCGAAATGTAATTGTGGCTGCGGGACACCGAAAACGCATCTTGGCATGGCCAATGGTGTCTGCTTAACGAGTGGCTGCGAGCTGTGCGTCCGTCGCTGGGTGAAAACTGCTGGCATTCGGAAGGTGCAGTCATGACTGACAAAATCTCCGTCAACAGCCAGGCCAAGCTCTCCGAGGCCATCACCAGCCTGACCAGCATGTACCGCGATAAAAAATTCGTCGTGGTTTCCCTGCGCCCGGGTAAGGACCGCACCCTCGATCAAAACGCCCTGTGGTTCGGGATGTACAAGCGCATCGCCGAGATGAGCCAGATCGGCGACGCAGCGGACGCTCGCCGGTACTGCAAGCTGCACTTCGGCGTGCAGATCCTGCTGAACGAGGATTCAGGATTCCAGGCAGCGTGGTACCGGGTCATGCGCCATCTGCCCTACGAGGAGAAGCTGGCCATGATGGGCGAGTGCAAGCTGTTCGGTCCTGACGGATTCCCCGTTACCAGCCTGTTCAACCGCGCCCAGGGCGTGGCCTACACCGACCGCATCGCCACGTTCTTCACCGGCCAGGGCGTGGTCTTTACCGATTTGCTGAGCAGGGAGGCTGCATGAAGACTGGAGACGCAATTGTATTTCTCGCCAGCGGCACCGCTTGGGTGTGCGGTATCGCACTCGCCAAGGGGGGCTGGATGACTGCCGTATGTGCCGTATTGCCGCCCGTAGCTTGGGTTCTGTTGGCTGAGCATCTGATGGGGGTGTCCGCGTGATCGCCAAACAACCCCGCCCGAAGAAGTGCAAGAACCCGGAGTGCGGCATCAACTTCCCGCCGCAGCGTCTGGGTCAGGCCGTGTGCAGCCCAAAGTGCGGCTTGGCCATAAAGGACGTGAATCAGGAGAAGGCTCGCAAGTCGCTGGACCAGATCGAGCGCAAAGAGATCAAGGTCCGCAAGGAGAGGCTGAAGAGCCGGGCCGAGCATCTCAAGGACACGCAGACTGCGTTCAATGCGTGGGTGCGTGAGCGGGATGCCGAGCTGCCTTGCATCAGTTGCGGCCGGCACCACCAGGGCAAGTACGACGCGGGGCATTACCGCACCGTCGGCAGCAACCCTGCGCTTCGCTTCGAGCCGCTGAACTGCCACCGCCAGTGCTCGCCGTGCAACACCCAGCTGTCCGGGAACATCGTCAATTACCGCATCGCGCTGGTGAAGCGGATCGGCGCCGAAGCAGTCGACTGGCTGGAAGGTCCGCATGAGCCGAAGAAGTACACCGTCGAAGAGCTGAAGGCGATGACCGCCGACTATCGGGCAAAAACAAGAGAGCTGAAGGGGAGAGCAGCATGATCGAACCAATCAAGATGAACCCGTGCCCGTTCTGCGAGGGGCCTCCGTGCATCATCGCCCGCGACTTGTCGGCCAAAACCGAGGTGTTCGAGGAGCACCGCTGTGACCCGGAAGCCGAACAGTGGCCAGACTTCGAAGCGCACGTCTGGTGCCACGACTGCGGCGCCCGTGGGCCGAACATCGACACCCTAACGCTCGGGATTTTCGAGCATCAATACGACCTTGAAGTCGCCGACGTGATGCGGATCGCCGTCGAGCGGTGGAACGATCGGCATAACAAGGCGCGCAGTTGCTACGACAGTGGTGAGAAACGGGGTTTGAACATTTGGCCGAGGGGTGAGGCATGACTTATCGCAACGTGGTATCCGCTGTAGTTCGGGCGCTCGCCGCCGAGACCATCAATTCCGCCGGTGGCTGTGATTTTGAGCCAAAAGTGCAGTGCGCCAAACAGAAGGGGGAGATTGTCGGCAAGGAGGCTGCGTTCCTCACCGACTGCTGGGTGTTCGGCCGGCTGCACAAGGCGCTGTCAGCAGCACACTGGCGCGCACTGGTCGCAAAGTACTCCACTCACGACGAACGCAAGCACGGGGCGATCCTCGAACTAATCAAGACTGCGCAGTCGCCGGCGCCGCAACGCTTCCGTGAGTGTGCAGTGTTGACCTGGGCAATCCCGCAAGTAGCCGGTACAGAGGGCAAGCGGTCCGCTGCGGTCCTGCCTGCTGCGTGGTACGACATCACCAACTGGGACAACGACGGCAAGCCGGAGTCGACTCGGTATCGATGGCGCTCGAACATCCGCAAGGCACTGGATGACCAGGTGAATGAAGCGCTCACTGCTGCTCAGGAACTGCTGGATAGCGAGGGCTTGATCGAAAGTTGCGCGGCGTAGCAAATAGCCATTGCATTGAGTGAGAGGATGAGAGAATATTCACCCATCCTGTCGATCTTGCGCGTTAGGGATTGATACAAAAAGCCCGGCCACTGAGTCGGGCTTTTTTATGGGCTAAGATCTGTATTCAATTACAGGAGCCCATCATGGGAAACATACAAATCAAAGAAGCACAAAAAATCGCAGAAACTTGGACTGGCGGGGAGTGCACCCACCCATCTCTCTACAAAGAGTATGACCTCGGATCAGCCACTGGCGATTACATATGTAAGACTTGCGGTAAAGCCGGTTTCGGAAGGGACTGGCCCGAAAAACGACGCACTCAAAATCCTTCAGCCTAAATGAGCCCCGCCAAGTGCGGGGCTTTTGCTTTCTACAGTTCACAGCGCCTCGGCATCTGCCGGGGCTTTTTCGTTTTCGGCTCCACCACACCCATTGCTCCGAACTGGGAGTGCTGCGGGAGCTGATTCAATCCGCAGGCGAAAGACTGATAGACCCTCCTGCTCACAACCCGAGGAAACATCATGTCTCCAGTAATGCGATGCAAAATGATCTGCCACGAAGTCGCCCATGTTCGTCACGCCAACCAAGAGCGCGACGATCCGCTGTGTGACGTCCGATTCGGCGCGGTTTGCGCTCTGCCAAAAGATCCGCCGGGTGAAAACTCGGTGTTCGGCAAGTACACCCCTGTCGCCGAGTACAAGGCCAAGATCGTGAAGTCGGTTGCCGACAAGCTCGAACCGGGCAAGGCCTACTACATCGACTTCACTCCCGCCGAATAATTTTTCGATCCACTGCAGCCAGGGCAGCCTCACGGAAGCTTGGACACTGATAAGCCGGCAAGTGCAGTGCTACGACAAAACACCGGCAGCCCGCGCATCCAGATCTGACAGTGCTTTCTGGGTGGCGCGAGACTGGATCAGCGAGATCGATGCATTAGGGCGTCGACGTTGGGAAGGTCTTCGGCGGACAGCGCGGAAAGACGCGCACATTTATTCAGGCCGCCTCGACAGACACCGACAGGCGTTTACCGAGAGCAGCCAAAGCGTTTTCCAGTTGCTCCATTTTCGATGTGTGCAGGAAGTCCACAAGGCGATCGCCCTGGGCCTGATGCACGCCGAGCAACCGACACAAATCGGCCTTGCGCATATCCCTTTCCATCATCGCGTTCCACAGCGCGATCTTCGCTACGGTTACCGCTGGCAAGTGAACGACATGTTCACCGGCTAATGGTGCAGATGCTGCCGGAATGGCGCGTCGCTCGTCGACGTAGATCGAAAGGGTGGTCTCGATCGCGTCCAGGGCTTCGCTGATCGCGTGATCCCGGTTATCGCCATAGCTATTCAGTTGCGGCAAGTCCCTGCAGAAGACTGCGACACCTGGCTCGTTGTCTTCCTCGAATCGGATTGCATAGTCGTACATGGTCACTCCTCGGAGGTGATCGTTCAGCGTTTAGATGTGGTGAAGGGGGCTCTCAGAGCCCCAGTTGTTTAATGATCGCCTTGCGGGTCGGTTCTGGCATTTCCTTACTGCCGTGATCCGCGAAGGTGGTCTTGTTGCCGTTTGGGGCGGTGACTTTGAAGTGGCTTCCTTTGCCAGCTTCGAAGGTCACCCCTTGGGCCTTCAACCATCGTCTGAACTCGCTGAACTTCATCACCTCGCCTCGTTGTTTGGATGGGTCAACTATACAACACATTTGTTATAATACAACAAATATGTGTTATTTATTCAATCATGCCCACGGAGTCGAGCGCATGGAGCTTCTCTACCGCCTGCTCGACAGGTTGGATACATGGTTCACAGCTGGGCTGTTTGGGGCAATCGCTGCGAGTTGGTGGCACCGGGACGACCTGGTAGACCGGAAAGCCTGGGTGATCTTTATTTTCTCGGGTGCTGCCTGCGCTCATTACTTGACGGGTTTGGTCAGCACCTACCTCGGCGTCGTCGAACCTCGAAGCGTTGCCGGTATCGGCTTCCTGCTCGGCACCTTCGGCGGATCGCTGATTGCTGCGATCACCCGGGCTATTAAAGCCGCTGACCTCTGGGCGTTCATTCGCCAGCGGTTCGGGGGAGGCAATCCACCATGAATTACGAACTGATCAACTCCATCGCGGTAGGTCTGATTTCGCTGTGGGCCACCTGGTGCGTACTGAGCGGGAAGGTGAGGGACGGCATCCTTGGGAAGCTGATCTACTCGACGATTGCCATCAGCGGTTTTGTGGTGATGGTTCGGAGTCAGAACATCTTCTTCGGCCCGACCACCGCAGGACTGACGCTGCATGTGTCTCTGGCCCTGGCCGGCGTCCGCCATATCTTCATGGTCACGTACTGGCAGCCGGTGAAAGCCTGGCTCTGCCGGACGCTGAACTGCGAGCACTGCATGACCTGCGACAAGGTCGGCAAGGCATCAGAGAGAAAGACCCCGTGACTCTTCTTCGGATGGTCCCGATGTGGGTGTGGGTTGTCCTGGCTGCGCTTGCATCCATCAGCTACCTCTCGTGGCGGCTGGATAGCGTGAAGGCTGATCGCGCACTCGTAGCGACCGAGCGCGATACGGCCAATGCTCGGGTGGCTTCCCTCGGCAACACGCTACGCCTACAACGACAAATCACTGATGACATCAACCGAGTCTCCGACGATGCGAAAGCCAAGACTGAACACGTTACGGCTGCCGTTGCTATTGCTGATGGCCGGGCTCGCAGCCTGCAGCAGCAAATCACCGACCTCGTTGCCAGCCGAAAGTCCTGTACTGCCGAGATTGCCAGCGGAAGCAAGGCAAGAGCCGACCTTACCGTTCTGCTCGCCGACCTGCGTAGAAGCGCTGACGAAAGAGCGGGAAGCCTGGCAGAGGCGCTTGACCGAAGCCGAATAGCTGGGTTTGCGTGTGAGGCTGCTTACTCGGCCGCACAGAACATCAAGTAGTCCGCGACACGTTTCGCGAATCAGCAAATTGTGTCGCGACCTGCGACGAGGGAATCACCATGGACAATCAGCACAAGAAAATCACTGGCTATCGCGACCTGACTCAATCGGAAATTGACGGCATGAACTCCATCAAGGCGCTTGAAGCTGACGCCGGTGAACTGTTCAAGCAAATCGGCCAGATTGACGGTGTCGATCCACGCCTGCTGGCCCTTGCCAAGACCAACTTGCAACAAGGTTTCATGTGGTTCGTACGCTCGATCGCCAAACCTGCTGATCCGTTCAGCTGATGAGCAAGGTGACTCGGCTACATCACGCACTGCCGCTGAGCCCAGCCATCAACCAGGCGATCACTGAACTGGATAGCGCCATTGCCAAAGCGATTGACGCTGCCAAGGCTGCCGGCCTCCCTCAAGGATTGGTCGTATCGCTCCTGCACGGGCACGCCCAGATGCAGACCAACATCATGGTGAGCTGAATGACCGTCAAGGTTCTGGAGTTCAAGCGAGAGGACTGGCGCGACGCCGCCAAGACCCTGCGCAAGATTGCTGATGATCTCGATGCCGGCGTGCATCCGCATTGTTCTGTAGGTGCCCTGACCCTGATCGGCCCAAAAGGCGAGGTCACTGTGTTCGGGCTGGGGCCTAAGTGTGACGACCTGCAGTGCTTGGGTGCCATGCGCCTGGGTGAACAGAAGTTGATTGATGTGCTGCTGGATGGCGGGGAAGGGTAGTTGTGCCGCAGGCGAGTGCGGCACGAGTGGATCACTCAGCGTTAACCTTCAGCGCTGCCTGGATCTGGTCGGCATATAACGAGAGGCGCTCCATTTCCTCTTTCAGTGCCTCAGTTTTATCCGGGGCGTTTCCAACTTTAGATTGGATCAGCACGAGAGCTGCCCCGACTGCGGCCTCGCGAATGCTTATTGCTGAGCCGACCCCAGACATACCGGTTCTATTTAGATTCTTGAACAGTTCGGACATTTTGCTTTCCTTGCGTTGAGTTGATCCTTACCAATACCGGCAACACGCCACCATTTCAATCCCTGCTTTAGCATTAACGAGAACGCCCATGACGACCAAGCTACCCGACTGGGAGGCAATCGAACGCGCCTACCGGGCCGGGATGCTTTCTTTGCGAGCAATGGCGGAACAGTTCGGCTCCAAGGAGTCGACAATCCGCAGTAGGGCATCCAAGAACGGATGGAAGATGGATCTGACCGCCCAGGTAAAGGCGGCGACCAAAGAGAAGCTTTCGCGCAGTACTTCGCGCACGACTGTCGCGCAATCCGATGTGCGCGAAGATGCGCAGATTATCGAGGAAGCCTCCGACGTGGCGGCCTCTATCGTGCTGTCGCACCGAACCGATCTTGCGCAATGGCGTGGTATAGCCAACAAGTTGCGCGATGCGCTCGATGCGCTACCGGTTACGGAAGAAAACCACGGCGACTTCGCCCGATCCCTGAACGCTGGTGTTGACGCACAACTGAAGGTCATCAAGGGCGAACGCCAGGCCTATAACCTCGACACGGAGACAGGTGACAAGACAGTCAGCGACCTGGCCGCGATGATGGACGAACTATCGAAGGAAGCCTGACATGAAGCCCGAGCACTTGAAGCTGCTCCGGGACAAGCGTTGGAGGCTCAACAATCTCTACTTCATCACGGACAAGCAGGGCAAGAAGGTCCGCTTTCGGATGACGGACGAGCAGATCGAATACTTCGACGGGATGCACACCCGAAACATCATCCTGAAGGCTCGTCAGCTCGGCTTCACCACTGAGTGCTGCATCATCCAGTTGGACGCGGCTCTGTTCGAGTCGGCCAAGTGCGCGCTAATCGCTCACACGCTGAACGACGCAAAGCGCTTGTTCCGGGAGAAGGTCAAATATGCCTATGACAACCTGCCTGCTGAGATTCGCGCTGCCAACCCTGCTTCTAACGATGCTGCTGGTGAGCTTGTGTTCAGCAAGGGCGGATCGCTCTACGTGTCTACGTCCTTCCGGGGCGGGACTCTACGGTATCTGCACGTATCCGAGTTCGGGAAGATCTGCGCCAAGTTTCCACACAAGGCCCGAGAGATCGTCACCGGAGCCTTCGAGGCTGTCGCCACCGACTGCTTCGTCACGATTGAATCGACGGCGGAGGGCAGAGCGGGCTACTTCTTCGACTACTCGCAGAGCGCGGAACGCCAGCAACTGGCCGGCGTGCCCTTGGGCCTGCTGGACTGGAAGTTTTTCTTCTTTAGCTGGTGGAAGAACAAAGCCTACTCGCTTGACCCTACTGATGTGGTCATCTCACAGCGCCTGACCGATTACTTCAACGAATTGAATGCCAAGCACGGCATCGTCACGAACGACGGTCAGCGCGCTTGGTACGCGGCAAAGGAAAAGACCCTCGGCGACGACATGAAGCGGGAGTACCCGTCCATTCCTGTCGAAGCCTTCCAGCAGTCGGTTGAGGGGGCTTATTACGCGCAGCAACTGACCAAGCTTTACGCCCAGCAGCGTATTGGCGCGATACCGAACAACAGCCACCTGCCGGTGATGACCTTCTGGGACATCGGCGTCAGCGACTCCACGGCTATCTGGTTCGTGCGCCAGGTCGGCACCGAATACCACGTCATCGATTACTACGAAAACTCAGGCGAAGGCCTGCGGCATTACATGAAGGTGCTTAAGGACAAGGGTTACACCTATTCCGAGCACTGGGGGCCGCACGACATCGACAACCGGGAGTTTGGCAGCGATGCCAAGACCCGCCGTGAGCTGGCCCAAGAGGGTTACGAGATCGATGGGCAGAAGTACCAAATGACTTTCCAGGTGGTCCCGAAGATCGGCATCAACGACGGCATCGAGGCGGTGCGGGAGATTCTCCCACTCTGCGTGTTCGATGAATCGAAGTGCGAGGAGGGCATCAACTGCATCGAGAACTACCGCAAGGAATGGGACGACAAGCGCGGCTGCTGGAAAGATAGGCCGCTTCATGACTGGACCTCTCATGGCTCCGACGGATTCCGGTACTTCGCTGTAGCGAAGAGCGCGAGGAAGCCGGCCACGAAAATCAAAATGGGATTTGCACGCTGATGAGCGACGTCACTTTCACGCGCCCCGAGTACAAAGCGGCGCAGTACCGCTGGCGCTTGGTGCGCGACGTCTGCAAAGGCTCGGAAACCATCAAGGACGCTGGAGACCGGTATTTGCCGCGGCCGAACGCCTCGGACACCAGCCAGGACAACAAGGATCGCTACGACGCGTACAAGAAGCGCGCGGTGTTCTACAACGCCACGGGCCGGACGAAACACAGTCTGGTGGGTGCGGTCTTCCGCACCTGGCCAACGCTGACGGTCCCCGGCGCACTCGACTACGTATCGAAGGACATCGACGGGCAGGGCGTGAGTGTTTACCAGCAGTCGCAATCGGTCATCGGGCATTTGCTCGAAGTCGGCCGTCATGGGCTGCTGGTGGATTACGCGGCTGTCGTGGCTGGCTCGGTGAGCAAGGCAGATGAACAAGCAGGCCGCGCTCGGGCAAGCGTTGCCAGCTATTCGGCTGAGTCGATCATCAACTGGAAGACTCGCCAAGTAGGTGGGCAACACCTGCTGAGTTTGGTCGTGTTACGCGAGACGGTCGATGTCGACACCGATGACGGCTTTGGTAGCGAGCAGGTCGTTCAGTATCGAGTGCTGCGTCTGGACTCCGCCGGCGTTTATACGCAGGAAGTGTGGGAGGAAGGCTCCAGCGAAACGGCAATGACCATCGCGCCCTTCACTCCGTTGAATGGCCTTGGTCAGCCTTGGAGAGTCATCCCGTTCCAGTTTCTGGGCAGCGAGAACAACGACACCAGCATCGACGACTCACCGCTGTACGACATGGCCGAAATCAACATCGGTCATTACCGCAACAGCGCGGATTACGAAGAGGCTGCCTACCTGGTGGGTCAGCCTCAACCGTGGATGTCCGGGCTCAGCGATCAGTGGCGGGACCACCTGGAGAAAGAAGGTATTTTCTTGGGCTCCCGCGCGCCGTGGCTGCTTCCTCAAGGCGGCGCCTGCGGAATGATGCAGGCTCAGCCAAACGCACTTGCCAAAGAGGCCATGGACAGCAAGAAAGAGGACATGGTGTCGCTCGGCGCCCGACTGATTGAGCGGGGCAGTGCGGTGAAGACCGCCACCCAAGCTGACAACGACAGCGCCGCGGAACACAGCGTTCTGTCTCTGGTCGTGAGTAACGTCAGCGAGGCCTACAGCCAATGCCTGGTCTGGATGGCCGAGTTCGTGAACGCCACTGGCGAAGCCCTCTACAAGCTCAATCAGGACTTCAGTCAGATCAGCCTCGACGCAACCATCCTCACTGGCCTGTTCAATGCGGTGCAGGGCGGCAAGCTTCCCGAGTCGGACTTCTGGCAGTACTTGCGTGATCGCGGGGTAATCGACCCTGAGAAGACTGATGACGAAATCCGGGGCGAGCTGGAAACCAGCAGTACTGGCCTTGGCTTGGACGAGGTGACACCAAATGGCGGCAAACCAAGCAATCCTTGATGCCACGATTCGCCACGCCGTTTTCCTCGAGCAGTTGAAGTCGGGGGAGGTCGCCAAGTTCGGGCCTTTCCTCAAGGAGATCGACCGCTCGATCCG